TACAGCCAGAGCTGAGGGATCAAGCAACTTTCTACACTTCTCTTGTGAATGCAGGAATCATAACACCTAACGAAGCTAGAGTTGCTATGAATTTTGACGAGCTACCTGACGCAGACGAAATTCGTATACCTCAAAATATAGCTGGAAGCGCAGTAGACCCATCACAAGGTGGTCGACCTACTGAGAATGGAGATGACGAATAATGGCTTCACGAAATAGATTAAGACAGCTTGTTACTAAAAAACTAACAGAGCAATTCAAAGAGTGGGGACTGCCCAAAGATATTGATTATAAAAGCTACTGTAGTATTGTAGACAAGCCTGTAACTCCAAAAGAAGTTCAAAAGTCTTTTTATAACTGGAGAACTGCTGTACATTCTGTGCACATTACAGATAAGACAGTATTTGCTCCTAAGCCTGCAGCAGCGCCTAAGAAAGAGGCTCCGGCCCCTAAGAAAGAACCTGCTAAGAAAGTAGAGAGTAAGAAAAATGATGAATAAAGTATTTAATCTTACATCTACCTTTAAAGCCCTTCACGAAGATGATGACGGGAGCGTTCATATCTGCGGTATGGCAAGTACTCATGATGAGGATCGTGCAAATGATGTTATTATGGCAGAAGCTTGGACAAAAGGTGGACTCGGCAATTTTGAAAAGAACCCTATTATTCTTTTTAACCATGATTACAATAAACCTATTGGTAGAGCTACAGGTCTTAAAGTTACCGACAATGGGCTTGAGCTAAAGGCAAAAATTTCTAAATCTGCGCCAGATCATGTGGCGCAATTAGTAAAAGAAGGCATTCTTGGAGCTTTTTCTGTTGGTTTCCGAGTCAAGGATGCTGATTATATGTCGGAAACTGACGGATTAAAGATTAAGGATGCTGAGTTGTTTGAAGTATCAGTTGTATCGGTACCTTGCAATCAAGCAGCAACTTTTTCTCTGGCAAAATCTTTTGACTCTATAGAGGAGTACAATGATTTTAAGAAAACTTTCACCAATCGTGTAGATCTAGCCGGTCAGTCTCTGGCTAAGGATGAAAATTCATCGGTAGCTAGTGAAACACCGGACGAAGCGGACATTTCCGTGAAACAGGAGATCAAAATGTCGGAAGAAGTAAAAACTCCCGAAGTCGACTTGGAAGCTTTTGCGAAGAAGGTGGCAGAAGAAACTGCTGCTAAGATTGCAATGAAGCAAGCCGAGCAAAAAGCTGCCGAAGATGCGGCAGCACAAGAAGCTGTTGAGAAAGCTCAGGCAGAAGCCGAGCAAAAAGCTCAGCAGGAAGAAGAAGTCCAAGCAGCTATTAAGGTTGGTGTCGAGTCCGGCGCTGATCGTCTGATGGCTGACGTCGAAGCTAAAATGGCTGAGAAGGACGCAGATATGGCCCAGGTTATCGAGCAGTACAAGAAGGACCTGGAAGAGAAGAGTGAAGAGCTCGAGAAGATGCGTGAGTCTAAGCGTGTATTCGCTGATCGTTCATCTGGCGATCTTCAGAAGCACTCTAAGGACTTGATGTATGCCCACATGCTGGGTGTGTTCACTCAAAAAGGCTGGGACACTCAGTACGGTCGTGAGACTCTTGAGAAAGCAGGTTTGGCTTATCCTTCTGCAAACTCAGGTACTCCCGCACTGGCTACAAGTGTTCAAACTGCACTTGAGAAGGAAGTTCAATTCCAGTATCGTCTGGCTCAAGCTTTCCGCGAAATCAATATGCCTTCACAGTCAATGGTTCTGCCCCTGCAAAGCGATACGTCAAAGGCTGTTTTCCACTCCGGTGGTGAGTCTGAGCGTTTCGTAGGTGGCACTGCTAATTCTGGTGCTGGTACTGGTGTAACTAATGATGGCGGTACTGCAGGTACTTTTGACGTATCTCAGATCGTTCTTACTGCACACCGTCTGATTTCAACTACGTTCCTCGACAATCACATTGACGAAGAGATTCTTGTTAATCTTCTCCCAATGATGACCGAGAACGTTGCACGTGCTCACGCAAAAGCAGTAGATGACATGGTTCTGAACGGTGCAACTGGCCCCGGTATCAATGGTATTGCTGACATGGCTACCAATGTTACTCTGTCAGCCACTAACCAAGTTTCACTATCTGCTGGTGATGCTCTTACCTCAAACGCTCTTCTTGAAGCGCGTTCTCAAATGGGTAAGTATGGCCTGTCTCCGTCTGACGTTACCTTCATCGTCTCTCAGAAGCGTTACTACGATCTGATTGCTGATGCTGGCTTCGCAGACATCACTGACGTCGGTTCCGACGTAGCTACCAAGCTGGTTGGTTCTATCGGTTCTGTGTATGGCACGCCCATCCTCATCTCCGATAACTTTGCAGCTACAGAAACTACGTCTACTGACATTGCTTACGCAGTCAATACTTCCAACTTTGTTATTCCACGTCTCCGTGGCGTCAATGTTGAGCAAGACTACGAAGTACGCGAGCAGCGTCGTCTCGTTGTTGCTAGCCAATCTCTCGGTTTCGACCGTCTGTTTGGTGCTACTAGTAACAACATTGCAGCTTTCGCTATCAAGCCTGTCACCTAAGAATAGGCTTTTCTTCAAACTGGGGAGGCTCGCCTCCCCAAGTTTTTACTTATTGACTTATGGCCAGAGATCTAATTACATTGCAAGAGTATAAGGATATGGAAGTTATTTCCAATCCGAAAGACGACTATAAGTTAGATAGAATAATTAATTCTGTGAGTCAATTAGTAAAAACTTATTGTGCTACCAGTTTTGTTGATTTTTTTAACGTGGATAAAGTTGAAACTTTTCATCATAACTGGGGAACAAATATAGTTCAATTAACCGAAACTCCTTTAGTTTCGGTTAGTCTTGTACAAGAACGAGACAACTTATCTGCAGCCTACACTACATTAACAGTAGATAAAGATTACTACCTAGACATGGATACAGATAGTATCTTTCGTGTAAACTCTACTGGTGCAGTAAAAGACTGGCCAAAAGGTCCCGGGGCTGTACAGGTTACTTATCGTGCAGGATACGCAGCAGCTCCTCTCGACTTAAAACTAGCTGTAATTGATCTTGTTACTTACTATGCAAGGGATGAATACAAAGAGCGACGAACCTTGGCAGGGGCAACTTTGCAAAACCCTCAGTCAGGGCGTCAAGATAATACTGTAGCTTTTCCAGATCATATTAAGCGAGTATTAGATTTATATAAAAACTTTTAATGAGTAGTTCTAAACTTAAAAAAGCAACTCGCTATGTAATAGAGAGATCTAAGCAAAGAAAAAAGACTACTAAAAAAGTAAAAGACTCTCAAGCACGTTCGGATGCTGAAAAAGATCCAGGACAGTTTTTTGTACTAAACAGAGAAAACGAAGCCGCAAAAATACTAAAAGTAACAGGTATTCGATTAAATTTAAAAGAACGAAACATACTTTTTAATCTTTGTGTTGCATACTTAGAGACTGCAGAATCAAGGCTTAAAATGGATTCTGACGAAAAAGCTTTTTTATTTTCAAAAAAACACTTGTTTAAAAAGAAAAAAGGCGATCGTGTATTTGTAATACGCAATTTTGAAGCAGCAAAAAGATTAAAGTTTAAAACTAGAAATAAAGAAGACTTAGCTCAAATACAAGCAAAGTACTTAAATCAACTAGAAAGAACAAATAAATCAGTAGACGCTGCGGAACTTTCAAAAGCTTCACAATTAGGACACGGAGAAAGAGGTATAGCAGCCTCTCAATTTGGTTTAGAAAGAGCTGTAGGTGAAGCTGCAGATAAATTTGATTTAAGTGATGCAGAAGTTGCACAGCTAGACGCTGTAATATTACGACAAAGAAAAAAGTATAATATAAAAGTAGACACTAGCCATCAGCAACTTATAAGTTCAGATGGCAAATTCAGTAAAAAGTTTACTTTTGTTTTAAGCTCTCAGTATTTTGAAAAGAATGCGCGAGAAGCTCAGTTTGAAAGAGAAGCTTTTGAAGATACTTTATTAGACTTCGAAGTAATGGAGCAAGAAACAAGCACTAGTGGAATGGATGCCTTAGAGCAGGTCATGTTAGAAGCTATTGCTCCTAAATCAAAACGTACAAAAGTAACAGGTAAGCGAAAAAAGAAAGTAAAAGAGCGTAGTAAGGGTAAAAATACAGCTAATCGCGACACAGAAATAGTAACTGCATATACTGCTCAAAGAGGCGTACCTTTAAGAAAGGGTAGTGTAAAAAAGACAAAAGCAAAAAGATCAGATACTTCAATAGTTCATTTAATAGGTTTGTTTAATCAAGAAATAAATAAAACTGTTGCAAAGAATATGGTTAGTCCTCGGTTACAGTATCAAACGGGACGTTTCGCAGATAGTGTAAAGATAACAGATGTAGTAAAAACAAAACAAGGATTCCCGAGCATTGGTTATACTTACGCGAGAGATCCGTACGAAACTTTTGAAGTCGGTAATAGACAAGGTAATTCAGATAGAGACCCTCGAAGGGTTATTGATATGTCTATTCGAGAAATAGCATTGAAAATGAATATAGGACGATTCTACACAAGGAGAGTATAAATGACAGAACGACTATATAGCACTAGACGTATGGCTATTGTCAATGCTCTTGTAGATAAGTTAAAAGGTATAGACGGAAATGGCGCCTTTTTAACTGATGTATTTGAAAATGTGCACCCAAGGCTCAAATTTTGGGATGAAGTAGCAGAGTTTCCTGCCCTTCATTTAAATGCAGGAAGTGAAACAAGAGAATACCAAGGCGGTGGTTACAGAGATAGATTTCTGTCAGTTACAGTACGATGTTATGTAAATGAAGAAGACGCCGTGCTTGCTTTGGAAAAATTACTGCAAGATGTTGAGACAGTAATTGAAACTAATAGTAGACTTGCGTATACAGAGTTAAACTCTGCGAATCAGCCAACTACGCAGTATACGCATCAAATTTCTATCATCAGCATAGATACTGATGAAGGAGTGCTAGAACCTTTAGGAGTTGGAGAAATGCTTTTAGAGGTTCGATACTAGAAAATACTGACACGAATCAAAAGATTCACGATCAAGTCTTTTCAAGCTACATAGGAGAAAACTATGCCAGCAGCAAACTTACAACTGAGTAGAAATACTCATGTGTTTCTCGAAAAAGATCAGACAGGTCTTACAATTCTGTCAACAGGTTCCGCAGCTACTAACACTGCAAAGCACCTGTGGAAAATCCCCGTACTCGATGGATTTTCTTTTTCACAAGGCGTTGCAACTTCTGAAGTTACTCTTAATGAGATGGCTCGTGATAATAAGTTGAGCACGCGTCGAGGCCGTTCAATGTTTAATGATGCTCTTGAGCCCGCCGAGTGGTCTTTTACTAGTTATGTTCGTCCTAACTCTGATGCTACTTCTGTAGACGCAGCTTTGTGGGCAAGCATGATTGGTAATACTCACTATGCAGGTAACTCAGGATGGCTTCTTACTTCTGATGGCTCTGGGGGCACTTCTGCGGGTCCAGTAGTTCCAAGTACTTCAAATCCTGTTTCGGTAACTTATGATCTAAATGATTCTAATACTGTAGAACTTGGACAATTTAACTTGTACTTTGTTCTCGGAGGCTGTGGGCCGGGTGCAAATGATGCTGCATATGCAACCCCTAATGGTCAAACTGTATATAAACTTTCTAATTGTGTTGTAAACTCTGCAACTCTTGAATTTGATATTGATGGTATTACTCAAATTACTTGGAGTGGCTTTGGTACTCTTCTTGAGCAAATTGCAATTACTACAGGGGGCTCAGATATTTATAGTACAGCTTTCAATGCTTCTACTGCAATTGATACAGGTACTACATCAACCGATAACTTTATCAAGAATCGTTTGACGACTCTCGATGTAACTACGGCTAATCAAGACCAAGATCCTGGCGGTGCAGACGAGTATGATGATGTATATACTCTTACTCTGACTGGAGGTAGTATTACATTTGAAAATAATATTACATTCCTTACTCCTGAAGAGCTTTGTCGTGTAAATACTCCGATTGGTCACGTTACTGGAACTCGTTCAGTTTCTGGGAGCTTTACTTGCTATCTTGATGACTCTAGTACAAACTCAGCAGGTACTTCTGGATTCCATACGAGTGCAGAACTCTTCCGCGATCTGTCGGCTTCTACA